GCAGGCGCACAGCCCATCCCCGCGTTAAGCGGCACAAACACCCTGCTTACCGACGCCGACAGCGTAAGTGTATCCGGCCGTGCCGACCTAATTCACATCATAAAAAAAATGCAAGAAAAATGAAGATGAAATCAACTAAGAGAGGAGGACGCAGAATGGAAAACGTGAAGGAAACGAAGGAAAACGAGCTGAACGAAGAAGCTTTGAAAGAGCTCTCGAACAACAAAGGAGATGAGGACTAAATGGCATACACAAACAGCACACTTGTAAATCACACTCGTATCTCGCCCAACAGAAACAGCCCCAGAAAGCACGCGATTGATACAATCACGATCCATTGCGTGGTTGGACAGGTGAGCGTGGAGACGCTCGGAAACATCTTTGCCAATCCTAATCGTGGTGCATCCTCCAATTACGGCATCGGATACGATGGGCGTGTAGGTATGTACGTGGAGGAGCGCGACCGCTCTTGGTGCAGCTCGTCTCCCGATAACGATCACCGCGCCGTAACGATTGAGGTGGCATCCGATATGTCGGAGCCTTACGCCGTGACGGGCAAAGCGTACGCGGCGCTTATCAACCTCGTTGCGGACATTTGCAAACGCAACGGCATCAAAAAACTCGTATGGAGCACGGACAAAAACACCCGCGTGTACCATCTCAACGGCGCAAACATGACGGTACACCGCGATTTTGATAATAAATCTTGTCCGGGCACGTACCTCTATAATCATCACGCCGATATTGCCGCCAAGGTCAACGCAAAGCTTGGTTCGGCGAGCACACCGTCAAAGCCTACATCCAAGCCGAGTAAGCCAAAGCCCACCTGCACGGGCGATCTGACGTATTCCGCATACGCGGGGAGCCATTGGCTCCCGCAGGTAAAAAACTGCGAGGACTACGCGGGCAACTTTGGACAGGCGGTGGAAGGACTTAAAATCAATGCCAAAAACTGCGATATTTATTATCGCGTTCATCTCCAGGGCGGCGGTTGGCTCCCGGAGATCAAAAACAGCGGCGCGGGTGCAGACGGCTACGCGGGCATTTACGGCGAGCAGATCGACGGCGTACAGATACGCACGCCCGTCGGCTTTGTAGACTGCCGCGTACATATCAAGGGCGGCGGTTGGCTTGGTTGGGTGCGCTTTGGAAGCAAGTACAATTCCGGCGCAAACGGCTACGCGGGCATTTACGGCTCGGCCATTGATGCAATCCAGATGGAGTAAGATGTTAAAAAGCCGATAAATTATCACATTGATTTGCAAACTGTTTGTTAAAATGGCAAAATAGGCATTTTTTAACAGTTTGCAATCAAAGCAAAAGGCGCAAGGCTGCCGGGATTTCCGAGCGGGCTCTGCGCCTTTTTTATTTTCAGAAAAAAGAAATAATTGTAAAAAGTAAAAGGCTTGGAGCATCATGCTGACAAGCCTTTTACTTTTGCAATAAAGTAACAATAACTATTTCTATCCAACACCGCCGCCCGTAGGGACGACGCGACACACCGATAAAGCCTATCGGATGGCTTTAGTATAGCATGGCAGATTTTAAAAATCAATACTTTTCAAAATTTTTTAAAATCTTGATTTAGCAGATAGGTGATGAGCGTGTTGCATATCGTGTTGCATTTTGATAAAAAACGGCTTAATTTTGCAAAAATAAGTTTTAAAACATAAAAATGTTTTTGAGAAAAAACAAAGAAAAAACCGCATGAAATCTGAGCTTTTTTAGATTTCATGCGGTTTTTGGGGTTGGTGCAGGTAACAGGACTTGAACCCGTAATATATACACGCAAAACCCGCATAAACTCTATATATTTTAAAACATGTGTTGCTTTTCGTGTTGCATTTTGCTTTTATCCGTAAGATTTTGTAAATCGGTCAACGATTTTTGCATTAAAGTCCTTTTGCTCATCGGATAAAACGTGCTCGTAGATTTTGTCGAGGACATCGCGGTTTTCCCACCCTCCGCGCTGCATGATATAGAGGTCAGGCACGCCCATAGCGTGCAGAACGGAAGCGGAATGGTGGCGCAGATCGTGAAAGCGGTACGGTTTACCCAACACGCGCAGGGAGAGTGTACGAAAGAGGTTTGATATTGTAATAGGCGAGTACGGGCATACGCGCTCATTATCTATGCTGCGCAGCTCATCAACGATAAATTTCGGCAGCTCCACAAAGCGGGTTCCGGCGGTTGTTTTGGTAGACTTGATAACATACTCGTGATTATCGTCACAGACCATAGCCTTGTTAACCATGACGCCGTTATCATGCACGTCGTTTTGCGTCAGTGCGCATATTTCGGAGCGGCGAAGGGTGCCTACGGCAGCCAACAAAATAGCCTGGTGCATATTAGTGCCCTCGGCAGCCTCCAACAATGCCTTTACCTCCGCTTCGGTGGGAATGGTGATCCTTGTCTTTTGCTTCTGCGGCAAGCCCGTGGAGAGTTGGAAAGAGGGATAATATACGCCCAGCACGGCAGATAAAAGCCCATGGGCATTGCGCACAGTTTTTGGCGAATGATTTGCCGCGAACTGGTTTATGGAGCGTTGCACAGCCTCCTGCGTAATGTCGCGCAGCTTTAGCGGCATAATGTCTTGCAGGTCATTCCGGGCGCTTCGGCGGTACTCGCGTATCGTAGAGGGCGAGAGCACGTTGGTTTTGCTGTCGATATAGCGCGTGTATGCCTCTTTCAAAGTCATGTCTCCGGCGGATGCGGTGCGCTGCTTTCCGTCCAATTTGTATTCTGCCGCCATGTATTCGGCTTCTTTTTTTGTTGTGGCGGTAAATGATTTGTAAATTCGCTTTCCGGTGGATGGATCCGTGTAATCGTATAGATTTACGCGCCAGTTACCGGAGGGCAGTTTTTTAGCTTTTGCCATTGTAAAAACCTCCTATTATTGAAAATCCCGTAGATACGTTTTTGTATCCACGGGATTTTGTTATTTGAGCAAATCGCCGGAAACGGAGCGAGCCTGTATCCATCCGCGATCTAAGTTTGCGATATCGTAACCAAAAAGGAAGCAAACGAAAAGCACAAGGATAATGCAGATAATCAAGCAAATCCGAACGAGCCGCCGATCTTCGTTGTGCTGGCGCATAAATTGTGCTTCTTGCTGCGCGAGTCGCACAATCTTATCTTCGCGTTCAAACTCAATGCTTTTCTTCAGGTACTCGATCTGCTCGTTCTCGGAGCCTTCGTCCGGCATCGGCGGTGTAACGATGTCATATTTGACGGCGGCAAGGATAGATCTAAGCACAACGATGCTCGGGTCGGCCTGCCGTTTAAAAATGCGGATAATTGTACTTTGTGAGACATTACAAGCGTCCGCAACGTTTTGATAAGATAAGTTGAGCGAGACGCGTCGATCTTCCAGCTTTGGTATAAGCGCGTCCAAATCGATTGTCGAAAAATCCATAAGAAGTACCTAATTTGTAATTTAAGTCATATATAAAGTACTGTTATGCAAAATTGAATATTTACACCACCGTTTGAGAGGCCTATTATTTAATCAAACGAAAGGCTTATCTGTAGGTGATAAGCGTGTTAAATCCCGTCCGGTTTCCCGTCATCCCCTGATTGGGAATCGAATTAAATTTTATGTCCAAGATTTCGTAGCCTTCCCTTTGCATGCAGTTTAAAACATAGTCAATTTCCGTTGTGTATTTTTCATCGCACTTAAAGACCTGATTAGCAAGCTGCGAAAAACTGTTTATCAGCACGACGTGAACCGCACCATCTTTTTGAGCTAGATATGGGCGCATATTTGCATAGACATTTTGTGCGGTGTTTTTTTGGTATCCTGAGAACAAAGCCATAATATTTTACCTCATTTCGTATATTTACCTCATAATTTATCTGTATCATATCACTAAAAACGCACGTAGTCAACAAATAAATCAAAATTTTTTTTAGAAAAAGAACGGAGTTGAACAAATGAAGACGGTATAAACAATGGAAGAAATCATGGACAAGATCATTTTTGCGCTGCCGAAAGCGGACATCATAGGACATTGCAGGACATCGTAGGACATCTTTGCGAAAATCCATTGACTATACGCGCAAAATATGATAATCTCAAGTCAAACAAATGTTTGTGTATAAGGAGAGGAGAAAGCATGAACGAAAACGAGCGCCGCGAAAACCTAATCACTGAGATCGTAAAGCTATTGCGTGATCTGCCCGTGGCGGTGGTGCGGGAGCTTTACGCCGTCGCACTCGAGCACAAAAAGAACAATGCCGGGCGGAAAGCGGAATAATGTTGAAGCAAGAAAGAATAATGTTAAAGCCGGGAGCTGCTGAAAATGCGCTCCCGGCTTTTTTACTTTTCGGCCTCTTCGGCCTCCTCTGTAAGGTTTTTGCACAGCTGCTTGACAAAGGCCAAAAACGCCGGAAAAGCTTCGTCCGGCATACGGGCAATGGCACAGATCAACTGGCTTTTTGCATCGTCGTTGTATTGCAGCCTCGCAAATATTTCCGCAAGCTCCTCTTCACGCGTTTTTTTGGCAAGCATCTCACCGTCGCCGGTGCGCAGCCAAATCTCGTTTACACCAAATACCCGGCATATATCGGAGATCGTGCGATCACTTACCCCGGTTTTGCCGGAGCAAATCAAACTTATTAAAGACTGAGATACATTGATTTTTTCGGCAAAGGCGGTTTTGCGTAAGCCCGACATATTTACTACCTCGGCAATACGCTCGTTAATGGTGCTCATTTAGATCACCTCCTTACATTTTTAATTATACCATAGACTAATTAAAAAATCAATAAAAATATTTTAGTCACTCATAAAAAATGCTTGACAAGTTTAATTGCTAATGGTATAATATGAGCAGTTAAAGATAATAAAACAAAACGAGGTGATAAAATGAGCGAAAAAGCAAAAGCTTTAGTGGCCGAAACCGTAGACCAGCTTAACAAGCTGCCGGATAGCAAAAAAGATAAGGCAAAACAGATGATGGTGGCCTTCGCCGCGGGCATCGCAATCGGCGCGGAGCTGGCGGAGAAAAAAGAAAGCGGGGAGAGTTAAGGGGGTAGAACATCAATGATTTTAGGTTTGTGTGTGCTGACTTTTGTTGCGGTGCTCTCGATTATTATGATCGGGAGCGGAAAAAGAGTGGCTATGGCTATTTACGTCGGTGTGATTTGTCTATTTGTGCTTGCGTGTCTCGCAAATCACGGCTCATTTACCTAAGCGCATATACAAGCATAATTCCAACTCGCCGCTGAAACACGCGCCCCAGCTTTACCGCATGCCGCCCACCAACTGATCCTCCCCTGAAAACCATGGATGTACACTCCTTTCGTCCTAACAAACATAGATACTGCATAATTTTTGCTTTGGGCGGCAGGTGGTAGGGCTGGGGACAAAAATATAAATAAAGAAAGAGGTGGTAAACAATGCCAAGATTAAAACCATCGCCCGCGGAACAGCGGCGGCAGACATTTAGGTCGATTATGCGTTATAACGCCGACCGTATGGGCCTGACGACCGATGAGAAGACCGCGAAATACTTGGGTATATCCCCGCAGCTTTATAGCTACCGTATGCGCCACCTTTCGGCGTGGTCGTATGAAGACTTGTGCAACATCTTTAAAAAACTACGTTTCTCGCAAAGCGACATCGAAACGCTATTTAAAAATTAGAGGAAAGGAGGCAACAACATGATCTTAGTTTTGTGCGGCAGTATCGCCGCCGGATGCG